TCTACGAGGCATGTCAGGTAAGCGCAGAAGTCCAAGAACTGGAGGTCCGCGGATTCCGAACTTATTCAGAATTGCTACTGAATTTCGTCGATGGTATGACCCGGAAAATCCCGGGTTGGTACCAAGGGATCTATCCCCTTATGTTAAGGGGGTACATCACCTAGCCACTAAGCAGGTGCCATCTGCACTTGCGATTAGACATTGTGGTTCATCGGGAGTAACCAAGAACCATAGAATCATTCTCTCCATGGGGATTCCCCTGAAGAAATGTTATATAGACGGTGGTGGAGTCTACCATGAGGAGACTCTACTACCAAGTGATTTGGATGAAGGAGACAGAATTGTCTCCGAAGTATCCTCGAATCCGGAAGAGTTATTTACCACTCTTCCAGAAGAACCAGAAGAGGGCGAACTACTATTGCCCCCCCCTGTTGAAACCATGGAGGATGTATATGATCATCTACATGAGGAGAAACCGGAGGAAGTTCCTATCGAGGGACCCGCTCCGACAGAAATCCCCGAGTACAAAAGTCGTACTCGTTATAAGATTAAATACTCTGATAACTGGAAGATTCTAGCTGCCAGAGGTTACTCTGCTGCCCTTAAAGTTAAGGCCGCAAAGGTGTTGGTCTGGACCGGGGATAATCTCCGGCTTTCAGATCCTATTCCACCCAGTAAGATACCTATCTTACGGAAGGAAGGTTTGAGAAACACAATCCGTTTCTCAAAAATCGCTAATTTAGACGCTAAGTTGCGTCTACTTTGGGAGAGAACCTTTTGGGGAGTAAAACTCAAGAGGATCTCGGAGACCAAGAATCCCTACCCGGGTCCTGGTCCTGTTCCGGACGAATTGTATTCAAGACAATTCGCCGGTAAGTTAGTCCACAGGATAAAAACTTTCCTGAAGGGCGGAATGGACCCTTCTCTTAGTAAAGAGAAGAAAATCCAATATTTTGGGGCGGACAATCTTGTGTCTGATCCAAAACTACGTTCTGAGAGGTTTTTACAACTTCTAAGAACGGTAGACGGGTGCTTCGTACAAAGGTACTTAGCTTTCCCCGAAGAGGTCTGGAGTTGGGATAAATACGACTCCTTTACCATCATGATGATTCATTTCCTTTTGGGAGATGAGTTCATGGACTGTGAATTGAAGGTAGATCCTTCAACCATAGAAACTTCCTATGCCAAATTAAAGGCAATTAGGAAGGCCGTCAAACTCGCGGGACATTCCCGGAGATTTGAAGATGTATTGCTCCCGTACAAAGATGTACCGGAGTTATCTTACTGGAGTGATATGCTTTATCACCTCCAAGTATCAAAGGGACCAAGATACGTACGTATCCTTGGTATCCTTTCTCAGACCCGAGGGGCGGGAACTCCGCCAAACTTGGTAGTCTTGCAGTCCAAACTTAAATTTTTAAGGGTTGTGACTGAAGATGACAAAGACCCGAGCCCAACAGCTCTGGCTATGGTCAAAGCGTCATGCGATCTGGTAATTTCCAGAATCGGAGACGAAAATTTTACCGGTCTCTCGACCAAAGCGAGAGTACAGGTAGCCAGCACCGCTTGCCTGGAACATACCAGGGAAGAGGGTGGGACCGTTCAAGCTATTAAGGAAATAGTCTCGGACGGTACGATGGGTCGAAGGGTTCCTATCCGGAATCTCGACACAGGAAAGGTGGAGTCGCAGAAGACTTTCTACGACCTCACCCCTGGTGAGTATATCTTTTGGTCATGCCTAGATAAGCTCATCAAAACCAGTGAAGACGATGTTTCCACCGTATTCATGGTATTAGTGAAGGAACCGGGAAAGGCCCGGACCGTCACGAAAGGACCGGCATATGCCAAGGTTATCCTTGACTTTGCTGGTCGATTAGCTTCCTGGCCTCTGAAAAGAGGTTTGGAATCATCCGAGTCTGGAATGGGAAGAGCAAACCAGGCTTGGCAATTCTTTAAGTTAGTTTTAACTAACTACGAGAAAGAAATCTTCTTCACCCCTATTGAGGTGAAAGAAGAGAAATTCTACGATCACGTCGAAAGACTTGTATCGTATGCGAAGGTCTACATGTCTAGCACAGACTATGTGACCGCAACGGACTCTACGCGACATGTTATCGCTAAGGTCCTATCAGAACGATGGATGGTCCGGTGCGGACTACCCAGAGTCATTCGGGAGATAGTAACGAAAGTTTCCTATCGACCCCGAAAAGTATTCTTCTCCGCAACAGGATGGTTGAAGAATATCGGGACTGTAGTTGATGAAACCACCAACTACGTCATAACTCGTCGGGGTATCCTTATGGGAGACCCGATGACTAAGCCGATCCTGCATCTCATCAATGCAGGGATTCGGATACTCCCCGAGCTGCCTATGCATCCCGGGTTTCTCGCACGGTACGCCACAAATGCGGCTCAAGTGCTGGGAGTACTTTCTAAGGTACACCCCAAATCTAAGAAAAAGAAACAAAGAAGTGAGGTTAAGGTTAGACTTGGTTAGTCTAACCTTACATAACGGTTCCGCTGCAAAGCAGCCCTACT